TGCCTAGCAACGTCAGTTGCTGCTCCTAAATAATCTTGCTCTCCAGCAAAGTATGGTTGAGCCAGTTCACCAGCTCTACGTGACATGCCAATCCCTTCTTGTAACCCAAATAAATTAGTATCTAGATAAGGTTGGTAAGAACCAATCCCTCCGTAAGCACCTTGCATCGCAGCTATTTCTAATGGCGACAAACCTGCGGTCTGCCTCATTATTGCTGGTTGTCCGTAAGATCTATTAGCTGCGCTAATAGCTTGAGATATTATTCCTGGAGTGTCTGGTGAACCAAAATAAGCTTCACGTACATAAGGATCAGATATTGTTTCTTCTCTATTTATACCTGTAGTTATTGGATTAATTGGTAATGGTGCAGCCATTATATTGCCTCAAATATGTTCATTAACTCGCGCATGTTTTCCACGCCCTTTTCTCTTGATGCTTTACCACCTGAGATTAATTCTATTCCTGATTTGGTTTTATTAACGTCAAAAGCACCCGCCCCTTTAGTAGCTGCTGCCGTCATTACAAATTCACCGTCGCTTAACATCGCTGGTATATCATCTGAAGTACCCGTTCCAGGACCTTCTGATTCACCACCGTCACGCATGTCTATTTCAGCTACGCCACCTTTTGCGTAATACATTCTGTTGTCTATTGGACCTCCGCCCGCTACATTTAAAACAGTAGGTTTGGGGGCCAATCCAAATTCACCTCTGGTCCCGCCTGTTCCTAATTCTTTTGATAGTTGGTATCTCCCTAATTGATCCATCATTACTTGTGGAGTTTGAGCTAATCCACCAGCTCTGCTTTTCGTATCGTCATATACAGCTTTACCAAGCAGCCCCATTAATCCTAATCCGCCCATACCGCCCATACCGCCGCCAAGACCGCCGCCTGCAAATAAACTATTAGAAGTTGGTCCTGTTTGTCCTTTTAAAGTATCTTCAATTCCTTTAATAAATCCAGGTGTTTCTCTACCAAAAAAACTTCCTGTATTTGATGCCATTTGATTATATTGGTCTACTGAAATCACGTTGCCATCTGCGTTCATATATCCAGTAATAGGTCCATCCATAGTGTCTGACATTGGAGTGTATTCAGAAGCACCTCCGCCCATACCTCCGCTAAATAAACTGCCTATACCCTTTCTGATGGTTGGGCCTATAGTTCCGCCAAACATTCCTGTAGCGCCCTTGATTGGATTAAAGAATTTTCCAGCTTTAGCTAAAGTGCTACCCACGCCTGGGATACTACTTACTAAACTTCCTAAACCCCCTCCTAGCCCGCCAAGCATCCCTCCTAAAGCAGTACCAACTCCAGGTACTAACATCGCAATTGGCGCTACTTTTTTAGCTACCTTTTTAAGTGATTTAAAAGCTTTCTTAAAAAACCCAAACTCAGGTAGTCCTGTTATTGGGTTGATGGACATGCCCGAACCTACTGAATATTCATTTGGATCAAGGCCAGCGGCCCTCATCTCTTGGTTAATACGCGCTTGCGTAGAGGCTGATATTACGGGTGGTACGACACGTTCGCCCAAAGCAACGTGAGCTAGAAACTGATCTTCGTCTCTACCCAAAGAAGCTAGGCCTGTCTTGTTTGTATCTATTCTGTTCATATATTTCTCGATTTTACCTCTAATCTTACATTCTGTTAATTACATTTCAAAGTTTATTGCATATTCTTTATCTTCTAAAGATTGTTTACAGGTTAGCCAAAATACCAATAAGTATCTATTTCCTGATTCAACAGCTAAACCTCGGTGCATGTGAGTGAAGCTAGGAAACATCAAAGCGTGTCCTGTAGGTATAGGATCTACAATACCTCGTCCTGCAAATTCCGTACCTCCTCCTTCATATTCTCCTGTATTTAAAGGTACTACCACACTTATATCAGCGCTAGAATCGTGATGCCACGCCCCTTGTTTTTTGTCTTTTAAGTTGTAATTTGCTATTTGAATACCGCCTCCAGTAACGTGGCGCCCCCATATAGCCAAAAAGATAGGGTTGAAGATACTAAAAACAACAGTCATCAAGGACATGTAAAGATTAGGTACCAGTTCTTGCAATACAATTTCTGGTATTTGTCTATGACTGTCCTCATCTGGATTCGGTACAAAATTATAAGTTGCTTGGATATTGGTCATTTCATCTTTAAGAATATCGCAAAAAATATCTGAAAATAAAGGCAGCGTATAAACATCTGCAACAGGTTCTTTTATTAAATTTTTAATAGGAAGGTGCGATAAATCTTGTAAACCTTTGTTTTTATAAAACTTTTTTAAATTAAATATAGAGTCTTTAACCGCTTTAAATGTTTCTTCTTCAATAAACCAGTCAGAAGGTTGCGTTAATAATAAGTTTTTTACTTGGTAATCTTGGCCTGACAGTAGTTCGTCAAAAGTAATTGGTTCTATTTGTTTTTTTACTGCTTGCATATTTTTTAAGTATAGTCGCCAATATTTATTGTCATGTCTCCATTTGTTTTAATAGAAACAGACCCTAACGATGCTTGCAGTTCGTACCCTTGTGGATCTACAGGAGTATGTAGCTGTACCCATTTAGCGCCTGTATAAACCTGTAAAACGCCAATAGACGTATTCCATATTACATCACCTTCAGAAAAACCTAAAGTGCTGATTTGTTGGTCGTTATATTGAGGTGTGGTGTCGGGATCAAATGCACCAAGATTTATTTCTAATATTCTAACTAAACGATTGTAAATGTCTCTATTTACAAATTGATTTGATTCAATCGGTAAACGAGTTTCTAATAATTTGCTCATCTTCTGCCATCAGCTTTTACGTCTAAGCGAGTAGCGCCCAATCTCCACCCTAAAGAAACATTACCATCGCCAGACTGGTCATCGTTAGATTCTACTCTAATAACTGCTTGTCTACCCCTAGCTCTTACATCTGCTTTTGTTGTAGAAGAACTAATTTCAGAAGTGGCTTTAGTGGTTAAGGATTCCCCTGGGAAATTCCTTACTTTAGTAACAATATTAATTGATCCAGAGTTGCTATCTTGTAAAAAATTTATATCAGGAATTACAGAAGATATGGAAGTAAATTGGTTGCCATCACCTATATCAAAATCACTAGATTCTATAAACACTCCAGTCATAGCGCTACCGTCATCGTCATACCCTATTTCATGCTGGTATAAATAATTATCTTTAGTTGCTTGAGGATAATTAACAACTCCAGAATCTAACCAAGCGTGTCTTTCTAAATTTCCGTAATACCAAACTTGCTCTTGTGTGTTGTAGATAACGTAACGATCTATTTCACTTGAAGAACTAGAAGGGTAGAACCAGCCAACTTCATTATTTTCGCTGTTTGTAAATGCGTGTATTTTATAAGCTTGTCCAACATTTATATCAGAAAAAACATAACTTGATACCGAACAAGGCATCTTTTGAACGCTGCCATTATATAAATAAAAGCTTCCAAAGCTCATAAAATATATACCCATATCTGATGTTACTGCTGCTTTAGGCCCAATTAATCCTGTCGCTTCATTAATTAAATTAACAGCAAAAGTGTAAGGAGGACCTACAAATTGCATGCTATAAACTGACGTATCAGTAAATACAACTATTTCTTGTCTAGATTTAACGGCGCCAACTATTTTTGACCCACTAGACAAACGTAAAGATCCAGCGCTGTTGGTTATAAGAGGTTCAAATTCAAGTTCATTTTCTTGATCTGAAAAGGCAATAAGCATTGGATCACTCGCTCCACTACGAGAAGATCCACTCATAGGGTCTGCGCCTAATACTATTAAATGTCTATCAACCTCTGAAGTTATCACCTGTAAACCTATAGTCGGGACCTGATTGGCACCACTTATTCCAGACAATGCAGCTGCCCTAACGGTTAAACCATTATTTTCTACCCATCGATAAATGCCCCCACCTCTAGGATTTATAATTAAATTTTCACCAAAGTTATCATGCGTCCATAAGCGTAATTGCCCTGACGCACTTATAGAACTTGCAGATCCAAACGTCCCAGCACCCCAAGTCCCAGAACCCCAACCCGAAGAAGGGACATACGTATCTAAGCCTACGTTAATTTGATAGACACCTACTATTGAACTACCGCCATTACCACTATCGCTGCTATTGGCTGTAACCGTGTCTCCGTCTGTGTCTTTAGCGGTTATTGTGTAAGTGTTTGTTCCTGTAACTGAGAGTATTTGATATTCTTGATTTAAAACAGCGGCAGTGACTAAACCACCTAAAGTAGCTGCCCCACTAAAAGTCACAAAATCATTAGTGACCGCTCCATGACTCGCATCAGTTACCGTTATGGTCGAGCTTCCATTAGTTGCAGCAAAGGTTACATCTCCAGCAGAAGTAGTAACTCTTAAAGGGGTAACATCATTATAAGAGCTACCCTCTTTAATGTAATATTTCCAGGTAGTTCCTAGTCCAGTATAAAGATTGCTTCCTAGACTCATCCAAGAGTGTAAAGCTCTTGCGGTTCCTAAAAATGATTCAGAAATAAGCTTTTCCCAACCACTCATCTTTTCTACATGTCCGTTTCTGAAACGAATTAAATTGCCGTCGTACCATCCCCCTTCATTGTCGTAAGCTGTTCCATTTCGGTTAATACCAGGTTTTAAATTTACTTTAGTGTATGCCATTTACGCGCTCTCCCATTCTTTTCCTTGAAACAATAAGGATTCAGCTTCTCTTCTTTTCTTCAATCCCTCTAAAACTTTTCCACCAGCTTTGTTCCATCTCACAATCTGTTCTGGAACTTCATCATATTTTTGGTCATTAAG